TTGTCTGTTGTGCGTCGGGATTTCGGTTTTGATGACAGTCACGTTGTGACAATGCCGGAACTGTGCTGGTGGCTGGTTCGTAATGACCTGGCGGGAGCCTTGCCGGAAAGTGCAGCCCGTAAGGCACTGAGATTACCGAAGCCTGTTGTGCCGTCTGTCACCCGGGAAAGTGACCTTGTTCCTTCGGTTCCTGCCACCAGCATCATCCAGGATAAAGTGAAAAAGGTGCTGGCGCTGAAAGTGGATCCGGAGTCGCCGGAGTCTTTTATGTTACGCCCAAAACGTCGCCGCTGGGTTAACGAAAAGTACACGCGCTGGGTTAAGACACAGCCGTGTGCATGTTGTGGAAAGCCTGCTGATGATCCCCACCACCTGATAGGCCACGGTCAGGGCGGAATGGGTACAAAAGCGCATGACCTCTTTGTATTGCCTTTGTGCAGAAAGCATCACGACGAGCTGCATGCGGATACCGCGGCATTTGAAGAGAAGTATGGCTCCCAGCTGGAGTTGATATTTCGTTTTATCGATCGTGCGCTGGCAACTGGCGTGCTGGCCTGATTTTGTGGAGAAAGTTGATGCGTGATATTCAGATGGTTCTTGAGCGTTGGGGGGCATGGGCAGCTAATAACCGTGAGGATGTGACCTGGTCGTCCATTGCTGCTGGTTTTAAGGGGGTACTTCCTTCAAAAGTAAAATCCCGTCCGCAATGTTGTGATGATGACGCGATGATCGTTTGCGGATGTATGGCCCGTCTGAAAAAGAACAACAGCGATTTGCATGATTTACTAGTGGATTATTATGTCGGCGGTATGACATTCATGTCACTTGCAAGCAAGCATTGTTGCTCTGATGGTTATATCGGGAAAAAGTTACAGAAGGCTGAGGGAATAATTGAAGGAATGTTAATGGCATTAGATATCCGGTTAGAGATGGATATCGTTGTTACGAAGTCCAATTGATACGCTAATTGTTCACTTAATTTTATTAAAAATGGGGCGTGTCAACGCCCCCAAAATAAAGGGTAATATATAACAGAAGGTTTATATAGTCAGAAGCAAGGTAGTGCTTCTAAAGGAAGTGGCTTGAGGGAGCCACTTATATGTTGGGGAGGCAACGCCTCCCGCAACATATCTTTTAGTAACCAGATTAGAACTGGTAAACCAATCCTACAGCAACGATGTTGTCAGTGCTTACACCGAGTGCTTTAGTGAAGTCATTTTTATCAAGCAGGTTGATTTTGTAATCAACGAAAGTAGACATGTTTTTGTTGAAGTAATAAGTTGCACCTACATCAACATATTCAACCAGGTCCTGATCACCCCAAACACCCAAGTCTTTTCCTTTAGAATGCAGGTAAGCAACGGACGGACGCAGACCGAAATCGAACTGATATTGTGCAACAGCTTCGAAGTTCTGTGCTTTATTAGCAATGAAGTGATCAGCAAACACCGTCATATTCTGGGTTTCAGAATAGGTAGTGGCCAGGTAAATGTTGTTAGCGTCATATTTCAGACCTGCAGCCCAAACTTCTGCATTTTTACCGGAAGCAAATACTTCAGGAAGAACTTTCCCTGCATTGACTTGAGTGTCGGTACGATCAGATTTTGCATAGGTCGCACCAATGCCGAATCCTTCGTATTCATAGGTAGCAGAGAAACCGAAGCCATCACCGTTACCTTCGGTGTAGTTCTCGAAATCGTTACGGTCATTTTTGCCCTGATACTGAGCAGCAAAGTTCAGGCCATCAACCAGACCAAAGAAGTCGTTATTACGGTAAGTTGCAACACCAGTTGCACGCTGAGTCATGAATACGTCGGTTTGAGTCCAGGTATCACCACCGAATTCTGGCAGTACGTCAGTCCACGCACCGATGTCGTATGCTACACCGTAGTTACGACCATAATCGATGGAGCCGTAGTCACCGAATTTCAGACCAGCGAAGGCAAGACGGGTTTTATCTTTGGAAGAACCCTGAGATTCAGCACGGTTGCCTTTGAATTCGTATTCCCACTGACCGAAACCAGTCAGTTGATCGTTGATTTGGGTTTCGCCTTTGAAGCCCAGACGAACATAAGTAGTGTCACCATCATCTGCCTCGTTAGAGGAGAAGTAGTGCTTAGCATTAACTTTTCCGTACAGATCCAGCTTGTTACTGTCTTTATTATAAATCTCTGCTGCCTGAGCAGACATCGCCAGCAGTACTGATGCAGCTACAGCAGAAATTGCCACTGTTAATTTTTTCATCGTGAGACCTTTTTTTGAACATTTATTAAAAAATGATGCCCTGCGCGACAAATATTCATCTAATCAATGTGATTAATTCAAGATGTAAGTTTTAGATTCTTATTTAAATTGTGATCTAGATCTCTATTTTTATCTGAACTTTTTCTATTGCATGCTGTACATGACTATTCTCTGAAAGAAAATAAATTTGGTAGCTAAATTATATTAAAGGTTGTTATTAATAAGTGTTCTATAAATCATCTCTTTAATTTAAACTCATTGAAAATAACGTCGGAAATTATTTAATGATTATTTGTTTATTTTTCCTTATGTGATTGTGGTGGTGTTTTGAACACTCGATATCATTCTCACAAATATTGTTTAGAGGTTTACGTACGTAAAAAATTGGTTATGCTGTTAAGAGTGGTTACTTCGCCACACAGCTTAAACCCGCCGTCGAGCGGGTTTTTTTGTACCTGTAAACCTGGTGCAGTACGGTAAACACGCTGGTGGTCGTGAATACTGACTTTTTATCTTGCTGGCTTTTTAGACAAGAGTTATTGGTATGTCATGTTAACCATGAAGGTAAAAAACATGCTAAAACAGCTAGATATGACAGAAACGGCGAAAGTTGTTTTTAATGAATTAAACGGCAAACCGGCAACAGTCGGGGAGATTGCACAAAACACATACCTTTCACGCGAACGCTGTCAGTTAATACTGACCCAGCTGGTTATGGCGGGGCTGGCAGATTACCAGTTCGGCTGTTACAGACGCCTTCAGCAATGAAGGGCTTTTAATTTGTGAAAATGGGCGGCTGGTGGGTGTTGGTAGCACCTGCCAGCCATTCGCTCATGCTTACTGGTCACAAGCGAACCACGGCCCACTGCTTTAGCGCAAAAGCAGAGTGAGCCTACCAGAGTTACGCTTACTGATCCATGAAAAATACTGTAAAAATAAACAGTGTTGATTTAATCAACGCTGATTGCCTGCATTTTATTCAGTCCCTGCCTGATGATTCCATTGACCTGATTGTTACCGATCCGCCGTACTTCAAGGTGAAACCCAACGGCTGGGACAATCAGTGGAAAGGGGACGAAGATTACCTTAAGTGGCTGGACCACTGTCTGGCCCAGTTCTGGCGGGTGTTAAAACCTGCCGGAAGCCTTTACCTGTTCTGTGGGCATCGCCTGGCATCTGATATTGAGATCATGATGCGTGAACGTTTCAACGTGCTTAACCATATCATCTGGGCGAAGCCGTCCGGACGTTGGAACGGGTGCAACAAGGAAAGCCTGCGGGCGTATTTTCCGGCAACAGAGCGTATTCTGTTTGCCGGACATTATCAGGGGCCATATCAGCTAAAAAATGATGGCTATGCGGCAAAGGGCAGGGCTCTGAAACAGCATGTGATGGCCCCGCTGATTTCTTACTTTTGTGATGCGCGTGCGGCCCTGGGGATTACGGCAAAACAGATTGTGGATGCTACAGGAAAGAAAAACATGGTGTCGCACTGGTTCAGTGCCAGTCAGTGGCAGCTACCGAATGAAAGCGATTATCTGAAATTACAGGCACTGTTTGCCCGAGTGGCAGAAGAGAAGCACCAGTGCGGAGAACTGGAAAAGCCACATTACCAACTGGTCAGCACATACAGTGAACTGAACCGGCAGTATACGGAACTGCTGAGTGAATATAAAAATTTGCGGCGGTATTTCGGTGTGACTGTGCAGGTGCCGTACACCGATGTGTGGACGCATAAACCGGTGCAGTACTATCCCGGGAAGCACCCGTGCGAAAAACCGGCAGAAATGTTGCAGCAGATAATCAGCGCAAGCAGCCGTCCGGGAGACCTGGTTGCAGATTTCTTCATGGGGTCAGGTTCGACAGTCAAAGCAGCGATGGCGCAGGGACGTCGTGTGATTGGTGTTGAGCTGGAGACTGAGCGTTTTGAGCAGACGGTCAGGGAAGTACAGGATTTAGTCAGTCAGAACGGATGAACTTGCAGAATTAGTTACGTACCGTTATTATCCTGCGCCCGGCCCTTTAGCTCAGTGGTTAGAGCGAGCGACTCATAATCGCCAGGTCGCTGGTTCAAATCCAGCAAGGGCCACCATTCCGCCACCAGCTCATCTGGATAGAGCATCAGCCTTCTAAGTTGATTGTGCGAGGTTCGAGCACCCGGTGGCGGACCATTCCATGCAAGTTTAGCTGGCAGCGCTATTAGCTCGGCGTAATTGGGATATTCGTCAGGCTCTGTTAGTTCACCATATTGCGTCATAGATTTTCTATCAACGATACAATTAACGTTAAATGTTGCAAAAACTCCTGCTGATGTAAGTCTTGCGATCTGTTATTCCCGGAGTGTTTCCTGTTATTTATTGCGACAACTGAATCAGTGTGTTCCCAAATCGTTTATATTTGTGTTAGTTTTTACGCAATCTCCTGTGCGAAATCAGAATTCTGGATGGAATAACATAAACTGTATGTAATTGATACAGATTTATACATATTTTTAAATCTGAAAACTAATTAGTTTTTGATGTCATATGAATTATCGGTAATATTACTCCCGACCCGGAAGACAGCAAGTTTATGTTCACAGCGGTGTTCCCCGCTGTCTTGCGGTTCATTGTAGGCTTCCGTTCAATCATATTGAAGGTCTGTTATCAGTATCATTATTGTGGTTACGGAGGCCTGCTCTTTATTCAGGTATCGTATAGTAGCTATTACCGCAGCCTTCTGGGTTGGCGATGCAGGTTCGATTCCTGTTCTCCACAACTTCATTGTTTTATTTCTGACGGACTTTTACAGCACTGGCGGTTTTCCGAGTTGAATAATAGTTCAGGTTTTTTATTGTTCTCCATTCTGCAATAGCGGATACAGTGCTGTTCTTTTTTTTGTTCATGAAGTTGCGTTATTGGAAAAAAGTCGTTGCCAGAATGAGTCGTTGCCTGTTTTGGTGCCTGCGATTTGCCAGAATTGCGTTGCAGGCTGACGACTCATTCTGGCAGCGGCCATACTTACAATAATCGCTGTTCCACTCTTACATGATGAATGCGTTAGCCCGTCTCCGGACGGGTATTTTTTTGCCTGTAGCCAGGCCCGCTACTGCGAGCTTTTTTCATATCCGCGCCACGTCCGGTGCACATCAAAAACCACAGAGCCTTTCAGGGGGGGAGCTTACGGGATGGTCGGTGTGACTTTCTCTGTGGGCTGCTCATCCCGGGGCGAGGCTCTCCCACTAAAAGGAAACGTCACGATGTTTGGTATTTTCAAAAAGAAAACCTGCAAGGCGATTGTTGAGGTGAAGAAGATGGAAAATCGCGATGCGGTGGAAGCGACCGTCTGGGGCGCATATTCCATTGCATATGCTGACGGTACCTGCGACGCGAAAGAAATCGCAGTGCTGGAGAAAACCATTGCAGCACTTCCGGCCTTTGCGCTGTTCTCAGGTGAGATTGCCCAGATGAGCGCCAATATCCGCGCCCGTTATGAAGCATCCCCGCGTTCTGCCAATGCTGAAGCCCTCCGTCAGCTGGCTGACGTGGCAGGGACAACAGAGGCGGTTGACGTACTGTGCCTCTGTCTGGATATCGCTGACCAGGATAGCATTAGTCCGGATGAAGAAGCGCAGCTCAAGAAAATTGCACAGGCGCTTCAGTTACCACTGGAGCAGTATCTGTGAAAAGTGCACGTCTTGTGCTGGCTGCCATCCTGCTGTTTCTGGTAGTGGCAGTAGATTTTGCCGGACGGCTGATGTCGGTTCTGGCTGATGGCGTGCTGGTAGCGATGGTGCTGGTTGTTCTCTGGCCTTTACTGCGCAAATCTGAATAACACCACACAAAAGGCATCTGTGGGTGCAGGTGTCTTTGACGGGGTGTTTTTTGGTGGGCCGCTGGTGGCTCTTTTTTATTTACAGGAGAAAAAAGGTATGTCTGAACCCTTGTCCGGTTCCGGTACGGCCGCGGCGCTCGGCGGGGCGACGGTATTCGGGCTGTTCACCGGAACGGATTTCGGGATTGTGTTTGGTGCCTTTGCCGGTGCGCTGTTTGTGGCAACAATGCCGCAGACGCTTTCAGCCTGGCGTGTGGCTGCACATTTCCTGGTGTCCTTTATTGTTGGTGTTCTTGGGGCCCGTGGTGTGGCGGGGTATATGGCGGAGCGTATTGGGTTTGACAGCGCTTCCGTTGATGCGTTGTGTGCAGTACTGGTGTCGGTGGTTTCAGTAAAGGTCCTGTCATTCATCCATCAGCAGGATATTACATCGCTGGTATCCGGTCTGTTCTCCCGTCAACGGGGAGGTGGTGGTAATGGCAAATAATCTTCCCGGATTGCTGAATGTAGCGTTGTGCTCGTTTATCGTGCCAACGCTATTTTTTTATCGTCGTCGTGATTCCAGACATAAGCCGCTGGTGTCATTGCTGGCCTGGCTGCTGATGACGGTATATGCACTTCCGCCACTTGCCTTTCTCTGCGGCACAATCCTTCCCGGTAACTGGCTGGTCGTCATGATTAATCTGGTGTTCTGCGTGCTGGTTGTTCGTGCGCGCGGTAATGTTTCAAAAATTTTTGCCTTACTGAGTGGCTGATATGAAATCGAGAGATGAAGTTTTTGATGAAATCCTGGGAAAAGAGGGGGGCTACGTCAGTCACCCTGACGATACAGGTGGTGCAACGAAGTGGGGCATAACTGAAAAAGTGGCGCGGTCACATGGGTACCGTGGCGATATGCGTGATTTGAGCCGCGGGCAGGCGCTGGAAATTCTGGAGGCAGACTACTGGTACGGACCGAATTTCGACAAGGTGGCAAACCTGTCTGCGGACATTGCCGCAGAGCTTTGCGACACGGGTGTGAACATGGGGCCGGCAGTTGCGGCAAAGATGCTTCAGCGCTGGCTGAATGTATTTAACCAGAAGGGGATGCTGTATCCGGACATGGATACAGACGGGTGTATCGGCCCACGAACCATTAACGCACTACGTGTATTCCTGGAAAAACGCGGTAAAGATGGCGAACTGGTGATGCTGACAGCACTGAACTGTACACAGGGGGAGCGTTATCTGGCGCTGGCAGAGAAACGTGAGGCTAACGAGTCCTTTGTCTATGGCTGGATGAAAGCGCGTGTTGGTTTGTAAACGCATCGGAAAAGGTCGCTTCTGCGGCCTTATTTTTTGCACTTCGCACAGTGCATACAGAACAGAGAACCTTTCAGGATGAGTCTTGAGGAAAACCGGTAGTGGTCTGGTTAACCCTCTCTGGCTGGTTATTCCTGTGCGCAAGGTTCATCACTAAAAGGAATAAACCATGAATATGATCACAGCTTGTTTAATTTCTGACTGTATGAGTGGAAATTGCTAAAAATGGTGAACGTATTGAGTATCCATTGGTTGACTAGGTCATCAGATTGGTTTATTGGTTTCCCCTTCGTAAAGGGGTATGGAGCATATATAACCTGAAAGCGCCGTATTGCTGATTTTATATAAGTATCTTTTTGTTTTAGAAATTCTTTATTGTAAAATGAGAATGTATGATTGTTTTCGTCGATTTGGCCTAATGTATAATTGTTTTACAAATAAAGATGTGCTTACTTGCTTGTTTTTTTTGTGAAGGGGGTGGTAGTATTTCTATGTAGTTGATATATAGGTGATATTGATGTTTCGCGATGTTTTTATTCATAACTCACTTGGCGTAATTTTTATGCTGTTGGCTATTGTTGCGCTTGTTGTTAATTTTTACATGGTTCGCTTTAGTAAGAAGAACTACATAGTTATTGGATGTTTGTTAAGTTTACTTCTCTGGTCGTGTATTATTATTTTGATCGGAGATTACTTGTCTTTTTTAATCGATGGTTTTCACATAAAATATCTTTCCAGGACAGTGGTAAGGATACTTTCAATATTGTTGATTGTTACTGTTTTTATACGAAAGGCATTTATTGTTATTGATTATTTAGAGAGAAGGCAAGTAAGTAAAGGGCGTGATGTAACTGATTCAAGAGTAATTTCAAAAGTTCTAAAAATAATAGTTTTATTGATATCTTTATTGGTTTTCGGCCAGCAAGTTGGCATGAGTTTTTCCGGGTTGCTTGCCTTTGGTGGGATTGGGGGTATCGCTGTTGGCATGGCTGGCAAAGATATTCTAAGTAATTTCTTCTCTGGTGTTATGCTATATTTTGATCGTCCATTTAACATTGGTGATTGGATTCGTTCACCGGATAGAAATATCGAGGGTGTTGTTGCTGAAATCGGCTGGAGATTGACAAAGGTAATTACTTTTGAAAACAGGCCAATGTACATCCCAAACTCATTATTTTCTGATATTTCTTTAGAAAACCCTGGTAGAATGACTAATAGGAGAATAAAAACAACGATTGGTTTACGATATGAGGATTCTAAAAAAATTTCGCTCATTGTGGAAGATATTCGTAATTATCTTATGCATGAAGAGAGTATAGATCAAAGACAGACGTTGCTTGTTTATTTTAACGAGTTTGGGGATTCCTCATTGAATATTATGGTGTATTGTTTCACTTATACAAGGGACTGGGAGGAGTGGCTTGACATTCAGCAAAAAGTTTATCTGAGAATTGTTGATATTGTGCATAATCACAAAGCAGATTTTGCATACCCCAGTACAACTCTTTACTTTTCATCCAATTAAGACTTTTGTTACAGCGGTCTATCAATAACAGACTGCTGTAGTTTAACAAATAAAACGATTTCGTGGATGTATTATTAAGTGGTTAATCAATGATATTTGATGGTGGATTGTATCTTCTTACTCATATGGATAGAAGTTATTGCAGATACACCATATTAAAGATTGTGAGACAGACGTAAGACAATCGGCAAAGAAACGGATTATATATTACTTTAAGCTATTCTTTACACGTACAATTTGTGAAGTGTTTAAAAATTTCCGACTAGTTGAAAGTGTATCGGATTACCAGTATATACAGTTGGCTTTTCTACTGAAACAAGCGACTGGCTGGAGCTCGATGAATTACTATTGATTATGAGGTGTCTCATGGTGGCTCTGAGATTAGCGTGTCCGAATGGTTGCTACGCTCTCAAATTTACATTAATTCGTTTGTCACCTCACCAGGTTGAGACATTGATATTTGATATCGATAATTCCTGTTGTTTGCGGGTCCTTTCCGGTGAGCCAGCATGCTACGGGGCGTCAGGCGCGCGGGTTTTCGCTATTTATGAAAATTTTCCGGTTTAAGGCGTTTCCGTTCTTCTTCGCCGTAACCTAATGTTTTTATTTAAAACACCCCCTGAAAAGAAAGGAAACGACAGGTGCTGAAAACGAACTTTTGGGCCTTTGTCGTTTCCTTTCTCTGTTTTTGGCCGTGGAATGAACAATGGAAGTCAACAAAAAGCAGCTGGCTGACATTTTCGGTGCGAGTATCCGTACCATTCAGAACTGGCAGGAACAGGGAATGCCCGTTCTGCGAGGCGGTGGCAAGGGTAATGAGGTGCTTTATGACTCTGCCGCCGTTATAAAATGGTATGCCGAAAGGGATGCTGAAATTGAGAACGAAAAGCTGCGCCGGGAGGTTGAAGAACTGCGCCAGGCCAGCGAGGCAGATCTCCAGCCAGGGACTATTGAGTACGAACGCCATCGACTTACGCGTGCGCAGGCCGACGCACAGGAACTGAAGAATGCCAGAGACTCAGCTGAAGTGGTGGAAACCGCATTCTGTACTTTCGTGCTGTCGCGGATCGCAGGTGAAATTGCCAGTATTCTCGACGGGATCCCCCTGTCGGTGCAGCGGCGTTTTCCGGAACTGGAAAACCGACATGTTGATTTCCTGAAACGGGATATCATCAAAGCCATGAACAAAGCAGCCGCGCTGGATGAACTGATACCGGGGTTGCTGAGTGAATATATCGAACAGTCAGGTTAACAGGCTGCGGCATTTTGTCCGCGCCGGGCTTCGCTCACTGTTCAGGCCGGAGCCACAGACCGCCGTTGAATGGGCGGATGCCAATTACTATCTCCCAAAAGAATCCGCATACCAGGAAGGGCGCTGGGAAACACTGCCCTTTCAGCGGGCCATCATGAATGCGATGGGCAGTGACTACATCCGCGAGGTGAATGTGGTGAAGTCTGCCCGTGTTGGTTATTCCAAAATGCTGCTGGGTGTTTATGCCTACTTCATAGAGCATAAGCAGCGCAACACCCTTATCTGGTTGCCGACGGATGGTGATGCCGAGAACTTCATGAAAACCCACGTTGAGCCGACTATTCGTGATATTCCGTCGCTGCTGGCGCTGGCCCCGTGGTATGGCAAAAAGCACCGGGATAACACGCTCACCATGAAGCGTTTCAC